GTTAACAACCTCGAAAAAAACAACAACCATGATTGATCAATCTTCAATAATAGGATGGGCCGGAACCGTGGCGGTAATTTCTCTCGGGCAGTGGAGTGATCTAATTGCATGTATGTGCGGAATTGCAACGACTGCTTACATGACGGTTAAATTAATCCAAGCACTAAAGAAAAAATGAGCGAAGAAAAACCCAAGAAAATGTGTGGAGATAAATGTATTGCTCCAACAGTGTGTAAAGAAATATTCAAAGGCCAGTGCGCTCTTGAAATGATGAAAAGCGATAAAAGCGAATCTCCCATTGAGAAGCCTGGCAATGTAACCGGTAAAAAAACCAAAAAGTACTAAAACGCTTTACAACCGGTTACGAATCTTTCCCGCATTCGCTAATGTGCGAATATGGAAACATCTATCGCGGAGGTTGAATCCCCGCAAGTAACAACAGAAGAAACAAGCATTGAGAACGCCTCAACCGAGGATATTCGCAATGCTTTAGGTATAACGCCCGAGACCGCAGAGCCTGCAGCCGAGGAACAAGCTCAACAGCCTGAGGCTACAAGCCCAGAGCCGGAAGCTGAAGTCCAAAGCGAACAGCCTGAACCTGAGGAATCAGAAGAAGAAAAACTCGCCAAAAGACGAATCCGTCCAAGGAATGAGTTAGACCAGCAAGTCATAGACCTATATCGGTCTGAAGGATTTACTGGTTCTTTCGCTGACGCTTCTCGTGTAATTTACGGTCAGGAAGTACAACCTACTTCTCAACAATCTTATCAGCCCCAGGAACAAGTCGAGGCGTCCGAGCCCGATCCAATTCAAGGCATTGATAAACAAGCAGATGACATCCGAGCTACTATCATGGAGCTTGAAGGAAAAGTCGAAAAAGCAGCCGAGGATCTTGAGACCACCGAAGCATTACGTCTTCAGCGTGAGATCATGAAAAAGGAACTCGAAGTGCAAACCTTGACTCTCCGTAAACAGCAGATGGAAGAAGCTCGAAATCAGCAAGTTTATCAGACCCATCGCAGTAAAGCGATGGAGAGTAGAGACAGAGTTTATGAAAGATTCCCCGTATTGCAGGATAAGGCTTCGGTCTATCGTAAGCAGTTCGATGATTATGTTTCACAAGCTCAGTCCGACCCCGACTACGCCGCAGTTTTTGATTCGCCAAAATGGCCTGAATTACTTGCCAACGAATTTGCATCTTTGAACCCCGCTCCTCAGGCGGCTCCAGCCCAGGCTCCTCAGCCGCAGGCCGTAGCTCCTCAGCCGCAGGCACCACAGATGGGAACTCAGGCAAAGGTCTTGACGACAGGAACTACGGCACAACCTGTAAACGCTCCGGTTACTCCTGAAGGCTTGCTTCAACAACTTCCTAACATGGGCAAAGAAGATATTTATGCTCTGCTTGGAAGTCCTGGAGGAGCACAGCCAATGAGGTAATAGGAGCAACAATCCTAATCTCAAATAATTAAATAAAATGGCAGAAAAAACCATACCAGCTAACCCAAATCCATTCAGCAGCCCAGCTGCAAATGTGGATCTTGTAAACAACACCACTTCCTATCAAGGTCTTCTTGATGGTCCTAACTCTGACTTGCGTTCACGTCTTTGGTCTGAGCTCGTATCTCGCGACGCTAGGGAAAAAAACGTATTCGCAAAGTTCATCGGAGGCGAAGGTAGTGGTCAACCAATCACAGAAAAACGCGATCTATCCGCAGGCGGATCAGACAAAGTAACTTTTACTACTGTTGCTCCAATCAGAGGACAAGGTGTACGCGGTGAAGAGATTCTTAAGAACTCTACCGAAACTCTTGACTTCGGAACTTTCAGTATCGAAGTTGACTTAGTTCGTCATGCAGTTTCTTGGACTCAAGTCCTTAAGCTCATGAGATTCACCGGAAAAACCATTGACCAGCTTTCAGCTGAAGTAATGTCCGAGTGGATGAGCCGCACCGAGCAAGACCAAATCCAATACGCTCTTCGTCAGATCTGCTCTACTAAGGGTGCATCTAACACTATTAGCGGATACGGAACTGGAGCAAGTGGAGCTCTTAAATATGTTGACGGGTTATCAACCGACATCATCCAAGAAGCAAAACAAGCTCTTATCGCTAACGGTGCTGAGCCAATGAATACTGGTGGAGACGTTAACCAAGAAATTCCTGGTTATCTTTTCTTTGCTCCTGACGCATGCTTACGTCCATTACGTTCTGACCCTGATTACTTGGAAGCTATTACTCAAGCTGACGCTAGAGGTGAAAACAACAAGCTTTACTCAGGTAACTACGCTAAATGGGATAACAACATAATCGCTAACCATAACGTTCTTATCGACACCGCTCGTGGGCGCCAAGGTTCTCCTCTTCTTCCTACTTTCTACAGCTTCGACGCTATTGCTGACGCGACTGCTGGAATTGGTGGAACTGACGGAGACTACATGGCTAACTTCCGTGGTGTTTCTATCCGCATTCCTGGCGGTGGAGGAGACCTTCTTGGTAACGATTCTGGAACTTACCATGTTCTTGGTATAGATTCAGTTACCGGTGAGTACAGATTATACAGCTACAGCGCATCTGACGCTTCTGACAGCCAAATCAGTTCTTTAAGTGCTGAAAGCTTCGGAACAAAATCTGACGATGCTTTCGCAGCTGGTTCATTATTCGTACAAGCAAATGCTATCGGTACTCCTATCGGTTATGCATTGGCTATGGGTAAAGACGCAATGTACTTCGCAAAAGGAAAAATCTACGGTGAGCAAATCTTCCATTACGACGATTTCGCAAACAGTGGAAACGAAGCGCACTTGTCTGCTGTTGGTGTTCAATCCGTTTACGGAATGGGCGCACGCAAAGACACTCGCGGACGTGTTCCTGCGGTTCAACTTATCGAAGTTGTTCGTCAAGTTCCCGGTCTTTCTTTGACCCAGGCGTAAGCCAAACCTAATGGTTAGGAATTTCCCCACCCATTAAACCCTCGGCCTCTCCCTCCCTCGTGGGGGAGAGGCTTTTTTTTATATCATGAAAATAATAATAATCGGAAAAAGTAATCAAATGGGTGCTACACCCAATATCAGACTTAAAGGCATGTCCCAAATGAGATATAATTTCTTATGGGATCCAGAAATCAGACACTTTGCTTATGAACCAAAAAATCAAAAGGAAGTAGATGATATTTTTAGGACTCAGGGTAAGATATATCGCACGATGTACTTTTCCGTTTTTATGGACGAGCCTAAGAAGAAGGAGGAGAAGGAGGATAAAACAGCTCCATCTGCGGGTGCAAAATCTCGTCCAAAACCTAAACCAAAAGCTAAAACTCAACCGGTAGCAGAAGCGGTTTCGAGTGAATAAAATGGCTTCATGGCCGCGATTACATATCTGTCCCTAAAGGATCAGCTTTCTTCTATGCTCGGCGCTGATTCAGCTGCCGATCTACCACAAATCGATCAAGATAGACTTGGTATATACATTAATCAGGCTTATCGTGAGTGTTATACCCCGATTGATGGAAAGCGTCCAATGTGGGCTCAAAAAGGATTTACTCTTTCTTTTGTCGCTGACCAAGCGGGTGCAGACCTGACACCTGATGTTGTATCTGTAGACAAAATACCTGAACTCATTGGCGAAGGACCTTTATCCCCAATGACTGGGCCAGAGGCTGAAATCAAAGCTCGATCAATCTTTGCCTATGACTTTCGTGCACCATCTGGGCGCGGTTTAAATTTTCCTCATTACAAAGATAATGAACCTGAAAAGGGTAGACCGATTTGGTACTACATTGATAATAGAGATTCTGGAAGTGATACAAAAGTCATTCCTAGATTCTTTCTATACCCAATACCTGACAAGGCTTATACGGTTGAATTATATGCAAATATTGTACCCGCTGAACTAAGTCTTGATACTGACGAACCAAGAATTCCATCCGATTTAGTTTGGGATATTATGTATCCAATTGCTCAGGGAAAACTACTCTCTGATCCAAGATACAACGGGGATAATAAAGAATTTGTTGCCCGTATGGCGGATGAAGCAAGAAAGCGTCTTCGTCAAATGGTTACTCCGCAAAAGCATAAAGGCTCGCTAAGATTAGGTAAACGAGTCGGTTGGTAATGGCTAGAGATCTTACCATTCGGTCATTAGGTCGTCCTAAGGTATCAAAGGATAATCAGGCTGGGTTTCAGCGTGTAGCTCGTAGGTATGTAATTCAAGGTCCAAGGGCTAGTAAAGTAGGAATTGTTGATGTAAATAACCCTTTGTTTTTACCTGTCGGAACTGCAGATGAAGAGTTCACAGATCATCTTTTGACAAATCAACAGATTGAACCGTCGCAGGGTTCAATGGATAAAGCTTATCTTGTACGCGAATTTACGGAAATACGAAATACATGGAGTTCTGAATCAGTTACTGAAAGCGGTGACTTAAGAAGAATGCAAAGAAAGTATGCGGTTATTCGTGCGGAACACGCTCTTGGATATGGAGCTGCTGAGTGGTCTAACCACCCACATAATTCATCTACTCCTTCGAATGATCCGTGGGATTATCTTCCTGAAGTAGTTAAGGCTACAGAACCAACTTCTACAGGCTACGGCCTTTTTTCAAAGGCTGGTGACACACCTGCAGGGTTAAAACCTCCTATGATTGAAACAAACGGAGTTTCATTTGGAAACATCCCTATTGTTAGCATACACTCTGAACCACATGTATCTTTAGGTTCCGCCCTAACTTATCTAGCTAGCGGCCTGGGAAGTTTGAGTTGGCTTCGTGCGACCGTCACAGTTGATTCATCAAATCCTGGAATTGATGTTTGGAGCGTAAGCTGGGCTGCGCCAGTTACTGATTACTGGACAAGTAAAGAAGGTAAGAAATCTAACGGTGGTTCTTCAGCACCACCTTCGTATTTTGATTTTGATCATAATGGTGTTAAACTTTTAAGACTCGGGAAAAAGGCGAGTGGTGGAACTTCTCAGGTTGTGTACAAAACCTATGTGTCATTTGTCGTTGGTGAAGATCCAGGAAAAGAACTGTCATCTTTATTTAATGGTGGTGGGTCTACACTCGGTTCTGCTGTTTCTATGGATTTTCATTTTGTTGGTATCGATGGGAACAGTAGAACTGCAAGCTTTAGACAGGCTATGCCAAATACATGGAAGGCTATCGATACCACCGACGGTATTAAGTTCCCGAGCTCAGGAACTGGTGTCAAGGCAGGTGATCCAAAACCTAGTGGGGATGGTAATTACAGTGAAGCAGATGAGATTGCTGACAAAGGTGACATAAAAGTAGCTGAAGGAACCGCAAAATCTTACATATTTAACTATGTCCATAAAAAAGATGACCCTTACCCGCTATACCAAGGCCAGCCAATTATGAGAACGGCTGGTCGTATGGATTGGACACACTACTACGACCGTTCAAGTAACTACTCTTCGACCGGCGGCTCTTCTATAGCACCAATATTTTCCCACGGAAATCAAAGAATTTGGAAAATCCAAACGGTGTTTATTTCATGAGCGATTTTACAAGCGATTTAAATGCTGAGAAGTTAAGTGAGATTGAAACTCAAATTCAGGAACTCGGTTCTGAAGTTGCTGAAAACAGAGGCGATATTGATCGTTTAGAAACCATAGAATTTTTTGACAGAAACGATGGTTCCCGGCAGGTAATTGTTCATTGGTTAGAAGATGTCGATGGAAGCACCGTTGTTTCAATAGGTAATGCAAAAGAAGCGTTTGTAAAATTTTCTGAAGAACGAGCTGAAGATCCGAATGAGCATCAAGTATCTCACGGTGATGTTTTAGTTATTGGCGGTGACTGTCCATGGTATGCTATTTGTGCAAAAGTGGATCGGGGTGTTGGTGGTGGTGATGTTGGGTTTCAGGCAGAAGATCCGATGGATGTTGCGGGTACGGAATTAGAAAATGACGAGCCTTATAAAGAATTTGTAGTTTGGGGTGGGTGTGGAGTTGGTGATGGAGACGGTGGTGGAGCAGGAGATGGGTGCGTTGGTACGCCCAGTTCGGTTTGTATTTCTACTGCAACCGCTTCAACAAGTAGC